TAGAGCGAGGGGATCCGAAGACCCCCTCTATAGTTAGTTAGGATGCCATAGCGGCTTGAACATACTTGCCGTACTTGTCATGGAAACGGTCAAAGTTTTTCAAGTCCTTTGGCGAAAATGGCAGTTTATAAGTAGCGATAGCAACTCGCGTACCCATTACAACTAGTTCAGTTTCAAAATTATCCATCATAAAACCAAAGAAGTTGTCTGCCATTGAGTTCCAACCCTTCTCCTTGCGTTTGAATGCCTCTTGAAGTTCATAGCACATACTTACAGTTAGTGAATACATCGCCGAAATTTCTTTCGTCTCCATAGTCTTAACCTTGCCTTTAAGTATGTCTGTTGGATTAGGCAGTTTAGCCGCAACCTTACGGTGTGCCGCAAATTTAACTGCCAAGCCTTCGCCGACTGAACCTGCTACCAAATCTGTAAGTGTAGATTCGGACAAGTCATCGTCGAGAAGTTCGCTTACGAAACTCCAAGAACGTGGAGTTGCGAATGCTCGTGAACTTGACTTTGGATCAAAATCATATAGATCCTGTTTAGCAAAAGTCAAGTAACCCACAACGTCTGCGTGGATTTTGTTTTCTGTCGCCCATGTCAACCAGTCTTCAAAGTCAACACGTAGTTCAAGGTGTACAAAACGATTGGCAAGTGGTGCCGGCATACGATAAGTTACACCCTTATCTGTTTCACGGTTACCTGCCGCAACGATTACAACGTTGTCTGGTAGTTTGTATGTACCAACCTTGCGATTAAGAATAAGTTGATAAGCCGCCGCCTGTACTGCTGGTGCGGCACTGTTAAGTTCGTCCAAAAACAATACAACAGTCTTGTACTGTTTTGCAAAATCTTCATCTGGAAGTTCGCTTGGTGGTGCCCAAGCCATTACGTTATCATTTGCCGCATAATAAGGAATACCTTTAATGTCTGTAGGTTCCCAAAGTGACAAACGTACATCAATAAGATGTGCATTTTCTAGTGAGTCAGTAATCTGACCCATAATGTCTGATTTACCAATGCCTGGAGGACCCCACATAAAGATAGGACGCTTCAGTTTCATTGCGTGTTGTACAGCCGCCTTTGCTTCGTTTGGTGTAACTGTACGTGCTTCTGTTGCTTGTGCCATTTGCTATTGCTCCTTTGTTTTCTAACTATATGTATATAATACACTCAACAGCAGAAATGTCAAGCGGTTTTTCCACTTATTTTCCAAAAAAACTGTCCAAAATGAAGGATTAATCTTCTAATTCTTGTGCCATAGCACGAGCAAGTCCGTACTGTTTGATATCTCCAGCGAACATCATAAGTTGTAGACCCATTTTTTCGCTGAATACATATATTCTTTTCTTTGTAACGTAATACGGACAATCAATAAAGTTATCCAAGTATAAGAATACCTGTGGTGTAAACTTTATTTCGTTTGGGAATTTGATCTCGTATGTTTGTAGATCAGCGTTGTCAGTAGCATACTCAAAACCGTCTTTGGTTAAACGCAAACCACTGTCACCTTTCATGCGGGTGTTTTGCCACCATAGCATATAGTTCTTTTTAATTTCAGTTTCGGAAGTGTCTTGTTCTCCCGCCGAAATCATAAATGTTTTGGTATACGCTTCTTTGATATCCATTACGAGATTTTCTCGCCGTTAGTTAACTTGTACACTTCAAAATCTGTGCTTTTAAATGTAGCATTGAGTTTCTTTGCTAGATTAATTGCGTGTCCTGGATTTGAGAAAGATGTCTTTTTGTATTTAGGACCAGGAGTTGGTGATATACTGTTTGAACTTTTTAAGTTAAAAGGTTTACCCTTATAAAAGACCGCCCATATGGCATCAGCATCTAGTACTTCTTCTCGTCTAAATGTGTTTTTGTCTGTATATGATTCCAGAACATTAGGCTTTGGTCTACTCATTGTACGTAATTCCTTTAAGTTAACTACGTACTTATTTATCGAAAAATTAGAAGTTTCCGCCGTCCATTTGTACATCTACATTAACCTCTTGCGGTTGTTGTAGGCGTGTGTCTTGCAGTTCTACTAGTCTTGCAAGCACCATGCTTATGCTATCTGCTAGGTCTTTATATTGTTTAGCATCTAGTTTAAGTTCACGTTGTTGAGTTTTACCCGCTATCTTTGCACTTTGCAAAAAGTTCTCGATAGGTATAGTGTTAATTGGATTTCGAGACATTCGCTAGTACCTGACGCATTTCTAGTTCTGTTGTAAAAGGTCCTTTGTACTCATAACGTTGCAGTGTAATAAGTTTAGGACAGAAACTTTTAACCCAACCTTTTGCAAATCTAATAGTATAGTAACCTGCACAGTACAAACTCTTTGATTTTTTACTTTTGCTATACAAAGGCAAATTGTTTTGTACGTCTAGCAAAGGATTATATGCAGGAGTGCTTGTTGGATAACCATGCACTTCCATTACTTTACTATCTTTAGTTTTTTGTTTTACAGTTTGTTCAAAAAAGTCTTGACCAAAAGTTTCATAAACTTTGTCTACAGTTTCAAATACAATTTTATCTCGTGGAGTAACTAAAACAAATCCTTGTTTGTCTTTGGCGAGTGTGCCAACCTTACGTCCATGATCTTGTACAATCCAAAATTTATTAGGTACCAGTTGCTTGGCTTGCATATTCTCCTCCATATCTTGCATTTAACGGTTTAGCAAATGTTTCTGCTTGTTCTGTAATTTTGTTAAGTTCATAACTGCTCGCAAATTTTACTAAACGAACACCTACTTGTGTAATATTTTTATTAGCACCAATGCCTTCTGCGATTGTTGCACCAATAAGTTCTTTAATTTCAGGCGGTTGTGCTTTAAGATCACAAAGTGTAACATTGCGTGTGTAATCATCTAGTACACGATGCTCTTCACCTAGGTGATCAGTCCAGCGTTGTAGCATTAGATTGTTCCAGTTAAAGCCTTTTGAATGTCTATCTTCGTATGCTTCTAACAACCCTACTTTGTTTTTAGTGCCTTTTTTGCGAACACCTGGATAAGCACTGAATACATTATCACTAGTATCTCCACGCATACACTTTTCAAACAACAGCCATTCAGGGTCTGGAGCACCTTTAGGTTCTTTAGTTTTTTTATCTACTACTTCTTTGCCTTTTTCGTCAAAGTAACCTTCATGTGTAATAGTTACTTTTTGTACACCATTATACTGTTTTACATTAGGTGCAATTAGTTGTGCAAAGTCACCGTCTGTTGAAATGATAACATGATCGTCTTTAGGATGTGCTTGTATCCAACCTGCAATCAAATCATCTGCTTCTAGTTGTTTATGTTGTAGCACAGTACAGTTTGTTTTGTTTTGTAGGAAATCTTTAAAGTCATCAAATGTTTCCCAAAACACTTTTTCTTCTTCTTGTTGCGAAGGAGTTAAAGCGTCACGGGATTCTTGACGATTACGTTTATATGGTTCGTAATAGTCCTTGCGCCAACTACGTCCTTCTAAGCAAAACACTACGTGAGTGCCATTAAAGTCTTGCCATGCTTTACGAATACTTTGTAGTGTAGTATGTAGAGCCATGCCAATTTTAATATCAGCATCACCTCTTACGGCATGTCTAGCACGGAAAAATGTATTTGCTGTGTCTACAAGTATATAGGTCATTATTTTCTCACCAAGTATTTCATTTTGTACCATTTAGCAAAATCAGGATTATAAACCATAGTTTCGTGTACCTGTTTTGCACTTAGTTGATCACTTCTAATACAATCTGCTAGTGCTTGATAGTCTTCTTTTTTATATTTGCTTTGCTTTTTTGTAATAGTAGTGTTCATTAACTAATCTCCGATTTACCGTCTCCGATATCTTTAGTGTTAATAAATCCAGCACCCATAGGAGTATCTGGTGTCGCTACACCTTGTTCACGTGCTACATTACCACATAACTCTTTAAACCATGCGTCAACAATTTCTTCTTCACTGTCGCCATTGTAACCGTTTACTCTAAGTTCACGAATAAAGTGTTCATTCCAATCTAGTTCAAAGAATCCATTACGTGGATTATTATCTTTCATTTCAACATTAAGAACTGCTACATAAGGTTCTTTCTTTTTAGTTGCCTCTGCTTTTGCATCAGTACCAGGTTCTTTTGATACAGAAGCAGGAACTCCATCTTTTTTAAAAATGTTTTTAAGTTTATCTAACATTATAGTCCTGCCTTTCTTGCTTTAACATCTGGTGTTTCATTAGGTTCCCCAAGCGTTACCGAAGATGTCGACGTGTAGTCTGGGTGTATAGCGCCAACCTCGCTCCATTGCCAGTGTTGCGACTCCTCTTGTGTTGAGGCTGTATTCTTCTGAACGACCCCCAAGCGGCATAACATAGACCGGAACATCGATTCCTTCTGCTCTGTATTGTTCAACTGCTTTTGTAACTTCGTCCACATCTTCTTCGGTAGCCACAACAAACTTGAAATACATACTACTATTAGGAACATCAAAGTACTGCCTAGCAATATCAGGCTTGATAGCAGTATCCCAAGGCTCTCCGCTAACGGAAAGTTTCGGACTGCATGACCAAGTGATATGAAATGTTCTTTCGTTGTTGAGCCACTCTCGGAAATCATCTCTAAGAGTTTGTGTTGTATTTGTTTCAAACGTAACATTTTTAAGGTCTCCCATTCTAGGGTGTTCAAATAGATCCATGTATAAGCGTTGCCACCCTAGTAACGGCTCGCCTCCTGTTAGTATAAAATGAACGTCCTGTCCATTGTCCATAGTCCACTTGTTTTGCGGAGTAAGACTTAACACATAGTCAACAACTTCGTCAACTGTGTGATCTTTCATATACTTCTTAAATTCTGGATAGATACTTGCATATGTATCACAGCCTGTGTGAACAATAGGCAAGTCCTCAAATCTATTTACCTTGTCTAAAATACCATCATCAAGTAATTGTTTTACTTCAGGATTATACTTAATACCCTGTTCTAATTTTTCTGCTCTGTTCGGATGTTTGTCCAAACCAAAATTCATACAACGGAAATTACAACCAAATGTACGTAAGAATACACTAGGCACGCCTACGAAGCGT